GTAAGGGTTACAGTGACACGAGATTGATTGCCCGATTTCTAGGTCAGTTTGACAAAGAATTAAACTATGAAGAACTTTTAAATCCCGCTGATGAAGAAAATGCAACACCTATTGATGAAACCTATGTAAAAAATGTTCTCAAGCTGTTCATTATGGGAGGGTACATTAAATACTGGAAAGCGTATTACGAGTTCAGAAACTGGTTCATGGAAAATATGGATGAAAGCATTCGAGGGGAGTTGTCGCTGACAATGTCTCGTTCGGAATTTGAGGAAGACTTTTCCACTGGTCCAGAAATTGACAGAATGACCAAGTCCATTTTTGAAGACTATGAACTGCGTTTGAGTCATCCATTCTAGATTTTACATTGATTCGTTGGATATAAATATAAAAAAAATATAAAAATAAAACATACAACAATATAGATGTCAATTCGTCTAATAGATGGAGTATTTGTGTGTGTTGGTATTTCCTTTTTATTTTTGAAGATGCATTGTGTTTATCAAATACTTATAGCGTGAATTACATATTTTGTTTTTTAATATAATTGAATGCAATGCATAATTATATTAAAATAATTAAAATCATAACTGTAATGATTGTAACACACACAACCAGTTTTTAATTGCTGTAAGCAAGACCACCCATACCACTCATTACGCGGAGAACGTTGTAATTGGTGGCATAGACACGAACTTTGGCAGTCTTGGTTCCCTCAACGGTGGCGTTGGAAAGAACAAGCTGAAGAGTTGCATTGTCAATGCGGGAGAAGTTGCAACTGCCGGAGGGCTGGTGCTCTTCGGGCCTCAACGCGAATGAATACACGTTGATACCGGTGTCGGGGGTGCGGGTGTGGTGCTGGTAGGGCTGAACGAGGTCAAAGTAAGTTCCTTCACGCTCAGAGAAGCGGTCCTGACCGTTGAGCTGGAGTTTGGCAGTCACGACGGGGTTCTGACCCCAGCAATGCAGGGGAAGAGAGGTCTCGGACATAACAAAGGTGCCGGCATCGGACACACCAGAGTTGCCGTAAGCGTGGTCCGGGTGGCCGGGAATGGTGCTGAAGGGGGGGACTTGTTGACCAAAGTTGGCTTCGTTGTAAATACCGCCGTGATTACCGTCGTTCCACCACTGATCAGTAAGAGGAACCTGAGTTTCATCAACAGCGCCGGCATCGTAGAAGAGACCAGAAGCATCAATGTATTGTTCAACGGCATCAGGACCTCCGAATGCGTGAATGGCATTGGGAAGGGCATCAACTGCGTCAGTGTAGTTGAAGGGCTGGGCGCCGAGAAGACGGTAGAGAAGCTGATTGCAGTCGAGGGATGAACAGTAGTCAACGTTCTGATCTGGCTGAACGATCCAAATGAGTTCTTTCACGGGGTGATTAAAGTTGAGTTTAATCTTGTTGGAAGAAGAACCAACTGACTCGTCACCGGTGAACTGCAGCTGTTCAATGAGGTACTCGTGGGGGTTCTGAGCCATGCGCCTGCGCTCATCAGTGTCCAAAAACACGTAGTCGACATACAAGGATGCAGCAACGAGGGACTGGTTATAAGCGGCAGTAACACGACCACCATTAGCTGCGCAATTGGTGGTGTTCAAAGAGCCAACAGCCCACAGACACTCGTCAATGGGGCGAATATCGAGGTTAATCTTGACTTCGTGGTACTGAAGAGCGATGAGGGGAAGGGCAAGACCAGGATTGCGGCAGTACCAGAACTGAAATGGCACATAGAGTGTGGTTTCAGGGAGGGCATTGCGGGGAGCGCAAACTTGACGAGGAGCGTTGCTCTGGCAAGGACCGTCAACATCATTGAATGAAGGGTCAGTAATAAAGGTGAGTTCAGTGGTGTTTCCAACCATTCCGTAGTAACCAGGTGTCTGGTCAACGGGTAAAGTGAGGTTATTCCAGATGTGCATCCAGTCACCGTACTGGCGGTCAATGCGCTGACCACCGATTTCAACTTCAACCTGAGAAATGAGCTGTTCACCTGGAAAATCGAGCCAACGGGCATAAACACCGGTGGTGGTAGTGGCTGGTGACCCGTTGATAGCATTCCTCATACTCTGATTAATTTCAGGAAGAGTGACCTGAAGGTAAGTGCGGTATGCAAGATCGCCGTTGCGGCTAATGGTGCAAGTCACGCGACGACCGAAATCAGCCTGACCGTTGAAAGTCTGTTCAATAGACTCCATTGCAAAGTTGGTGTGACGTTTGTAAGATACTTTCCAGAAAGTAATCTGAGGGTTTCCCGTCAGATAAACATCCTGGGCGCCATAGGCTACAAGTTGCATTAATCCTCCTGCCATTTTATGTTGTTATAATATTGCTAAAGAAAAAAATTTTATGTTTATGATTTAATTAATTTAATTAAATTCGAATTATTGAAAATACTCAAATACTTATCGGAACCCCCTTACATTCAAAAATACCTAAACAAAAAAATAATATCAAAAACTCAGAAAAACTCAGAAAACCTCAGAAAACCTCAGAAAACCTCAGAAAAACTCAGAAACCTCAGAAAAACTCAGAAAAAGGGAGAAAAAAGTATTGAAAAAAAAGTAATAAATCGTTAAAAATCATTCTAATGTAAAATTATCTAATAAAAAATCTTTCAAATAACCTGCTTGATAAACGTGCTTGTCGCCCTTGTGTCTTTTTGAACAGAAATATTTATTGCCTATCTTTTTCAATTTCCACTCATTTTCTAAAGCATTATATATAAAATTCCTTAAACAACCATCGGAAAATTTAATATTTGTTTTATGTTTATTTTCACATTTCTCGTTTGATGATTCTCCTTCATCTTCTTTCAAATACTCTTCCAACCTTATTAGTTTTATTTTCACATGTCGTCCTGTATTTTTCTTCAAAATGTATTCCTTTTCTTTTTTATTTTTATCAAGAGTTTTATCATGATAATTTACATTTTTTTTGATTGTCCAATTATTTTCTAAATGTTTTATTAAAACACTCATTTTATGATATTCAACGTTGTCATTACTGTCATTGTAATTGTAGTTGTATTTGTCAATTGCAATTGCTGAGCCGTGAATTGTAGTACACTTGTTCTTGTCTGCTTTATCGTCTGACTTGTCCGACATGAGATTATTTTACCAAATTTATTTTTTGATTTTTAATTGTGTGGTTGTAAAAAGTTGTTTTGTTATGATTAAATGAGAAAATCTTACTTGACATTTGCCGATTTTGATAAATCACAACAAAATAAATGTGTTTCTTCTAAAATTTAGAAATAAGAAATAGATTTCGAAAAATAAAATTATAATCGAAAAATAAAAAATTATAAAAAAAAAATAATATATATACAAATTTCTTATTAAAGTTTTTTAATATAATATTATATATCAAAATATTCATAATATTATTTTTTTGTAATTTTATTTTTAATGCCATCGTTTAAATATAAAACAAATAAAAAAATCATAGTAGATGACAAAAGTATTACCACTCTAGATAACCGACACAGAGAAATGCAGTTATATTTCTCCAATGTCGAAAATGTTATCATTCCCGGTCTTTTAAATGAAAAAAAAAAAATACAAAAAACTTTATCTGAAAAACATGATTATGACACTCATGACAATGCCATTGAGACCGGTGGAATAAAAAATGAAAATAAAACCAAAATTCCAATAGAAAAACAACTTGAAATAAAAGACCGACTAGCTGAAATTAAAACTGAACTCCGCACTCACAAAAATAATATAAAACAATACTATTTGAATAACTCCAAATACATTTTCGATTATTTCGAAAATAAAAAGGAAATCTCAAATGGAAATAATAAAACGAAAATTTTAAATTCATTTTTTAAAATAGACACTACCACTGAACGTGTTAATGAACTGACATCAATGAATGATAATAATGTAAAAAAATTTTTATCAAATATTGACCAGTCATTTATCAACGTGAATGATTTCGTATTCCAGACTGGAACTTGCCAGCATTGCAAAAGCGGCGAACTTATTCCGGTGGAGCACGAAGGCATTCTCGTGTGCAACAACTGTTCAAAATATGTTGTATACTTGATTGAAAATGAAAAACCATCATATAAAGAGCCTCCGAAAGAGGCATGTTTTTATGCGTACAAGCGCATTAATCATTTCAAAGAAATTATGGCACAGTTTCAAGCGAAAGAAACTACACAAATTCCACCAGAAGTTATTGAGAATATTAAATTACAAATTAAAAAGGAGAGAATAAGTCTCTCCAAGTTTACAAATTCAAAAGCAAAAGATATTCTAAAAAAACTAGGTTATAATAAATTTTATGAACACATTCCTTTCATAAAAGATAAACTCGGAATTAAACCGCCGACAATGACGCCCAATTTGGAAGAACTGTTATGCAATCTATTTATGGAAATACAGGGACCTTATGCCAAGTTTTGCCCGGACGACCGTGTCAATTTTTTAAACTATTATTACACCATTTATAAATTGTGCGAGTTAATCGGACAAACACAATTCCTTCCGTATTTTCCTCTCCTTAAAGACAGAGAGAAACAAATAGAGCAAGATGAAATATGGAAAAAAATATGTTTTGAACTCAACTGGGAGTTTATACCGACTCAGTAGAAATCAATAGCGAAAGTAAGAATGAAAAGTAAAGTATTTGTTAAAAGTATTTTCTGCATATAACAATATAATAATTAATTACGTAATAATATTAAATATACTTTTTGATATATTTAATATTATTATTAATTTATTAATATTATTACTTTTATACAAATAACTTGGACATTGTGAATATGAATATGAATACAAAAATTAATACAACAAATATAATCAACACAAGTACAATAACTGCAACAACCTCAAATTCTGAAATAAAAAAATTAAAAATACATTGCGACATTATAGAGAAACTAGATTACTTTATAAAACAAAAAAAAATTCCCAATATTATTTTTCATGGTCCATCCGGGTGCGGAAAAAATGTTCTTGTAAATGATTTTATTAACAATGTCTACAATGGAAATAAATTAGCCATACATAATTATGTCATGAGTGTAAACTGTGCTCACGGAAAAGGCATTCGATTTATTCGAGAAGAATTAAAATTTTTTTCAAAAACAAATGTTGATTTGAAAGATGGAGACATATTTAAAACGGTTGTCCTTTTAAATGCAGACAAACTCACAACTGATGCTCAGTCTGCTTTAAGACGCTGCATTGAACTTTTCAGTCGTTCTACCCGCTTTTTTATCATTGTTGAAGATAAATATAAATTACTTAAACCAATATTATCAAGATTTTGCGAAATATATATTCCAGAACCTATTATAAATAACTGTGTAACAAATTTACACACGTACAACTTGAACAACATCTATAATTTTAAAGATCTTGATACGACACGCAGATTATATTTGAAAACACTTTTAACTGGAATAATAAAAAAGTATGATGATGCTTGCCTGGAAGTAGAACCGTCGCCGCTGCCACCCAATCAACTTCAAACTAAAAAACAACGTGTCATTTCAGAATGCATGTTATTTGTTGCGAAATTATATAATAAAGCATTTTGCAGTGTCGATTTGCTTTATTATATTGAACACAACTCTAAAATCGATGACCTTAAAAAATACGAATATTTAATTACATTTCAAAAAATAAAGAGAGAATTTAGAAATGAAAAATTATTAATGTTATTTATTTTATATTTTTTAATATTTCGTAGCG